TCCGCATCAACACGAAATCCATCATATACCGTCATGCTCGGGAAAACATTCCGTTTCGTGCACCACGCTGGCCAAAATCGGCCAGGACAGTATTGAGGGATATTTGCAGATAATGCCATTTGAGTTCGTCCGTGAGTAACGGTCATTCCACCAGCTCCACTTGGGATGGTGGGAACTCCTTCCTTCAAATTCTCTACTCGAGTTGAATATGGTATAGCCTCGACAGCTTCATCAACTAGTGTCGCCCACCAGTCACTGTTTCGCTGGGCAAATTCACTCAAGATAGGAGAATGATTGATTCGTGATATCGACATCTGATTCAAATCTTCAACCAAACCATTTGTATCCAACACTGCATGGACATTCACTGATCCACGATATCCAACAAATGCAGCCAAAATCCAATTGATAGGATGCATCTTCCCATAATTGCAAATCTTTTGGGTCGCAGGAACAACACCTCCATATCCACGATTAAATCCACCGGTTGTGAAACCTGGTTCTGGTGGAATATTGTGGTAGCAATTCATCGCATGAATCCGCTCCCCACCACGAACAACTCGATTGGCATACTGCCCAAGAGCTTGTTTTGTGGCGAGAGTGGTACGATGCAACAGAACACGCAACGACTTGACTCTTTCACCGACTGTGAAGTCTGCCAAGTGTTTAACTTCTTGCACCGGTGCTCCATCGATAACTTGAGATTGAACTGGAAGTGCATTCATATAGGGCAATGCTCGCGGGGCAGAAAATTCCATATCTGCCATTGCCGATACATACAAGAGTAGAGACACTCTATTTGATGCTGCTGGACCTGTCAACTTGTTCACCACTGAAACCTGCCACACCCCATTGGAGTGGGCAGGAATATGGTCTGTGGGATTTGAACTGATAGGGGAGCTTGCACGTTCACACTGCAACCATGGTGAAGAAGCATTATAATGAATTTCAAAAACGAAATACTGTTCAGGAGACTCCAGATCAAAGATTTTGGTGAAGAGTGCGGTTTCATTTCCTGTTGTTGAATAACTTCCGTTAGGATCCCACGTGATCATAATTCGGCCCTTCTGGTATTTTGATCGCACCACTCGGAAGCGATAGCGAATACCTCCACGCCAGAATCGGAACATCTTAGAGATCCAGC